AATCCAAAGAGTTCAATGAATTAACTCTCGCGTTTACAAATGCGGAGTCTACTATTCCTTCTATGTAAGTTTGATCGACAATACCAGTAACGTATGTAGTATCGATAAAAGTTTTTATAGTACCAGAATCAGTTCCAGTGTTTATTTCGTTTTCAAGGTGTGTGAAATTGCCGTCTAGTTCTGCGAAGGTAAGTTCACTGCCTTTCGTGTTTCTTAATGTGATGGGCATTTTATTTCTCCTTATGCACTATCATCAAAGGCTAGATCGATAACTGTATCGAATCCATAGTCACTATCGGGCATTCCGATTATAGTAGTTGGGTTAGGTGTTACAGTGATTGTTTCAGCAAGTATGTCAGAATCACCTTGTGCACCTGCATCACGGAAGAATACATCCGCAATAGATTTTCTAATAACTGTTGAGTTTGCAATTGCACCAAAGAACGAAACTTTCATTTCAAAGGATAATGTGTATACTATCGTTCTTCTTTGTTCCATCGCTGCTTCAAAATCGTCAGAGAATGTTACTCCTTGAATTATGATTGGAATATCCTCTTTGAATTCTGGATACTCTTCTGGAAATGTTTTTATCGTTACAGTGTATTGTGGATTAAACGTAGGTAATATTTGTTCCACAATCTGTAGTGCATCATCCTGACTCTTTGCGTAAATATTTAAATCAAATGAAATTGAGTAAGGTACTGGTGAAAAAAACTTCTGTGCTTTAGGAAAAGCATTTTGATCTGTAAGTTTTTGACCACGACCCTTAAACGTACTAGTCTTTGTCAACTGTCTTGACAAGTCATATGCAAATGCAGTAATCTCAAAAGACATACGAGGAAGTTTTATTGCAGTCTTTTCATCCGTATAGAGATCTGTCTGTTGTCTAATTCTCTCTAAGAATTTCTTTCTAGGTGCATAAGCAAGAGGAACTTTTAATTGATTTAAAACTCCACCAGAAGCATCTTTGCGGATCACATAAAGATTATTAAACAGTCTTCCAAATATAGAAACTGATTTTCTTATCTTCTCATGATAGAAATGTGTACCAAACATTAATTATTCTCCGCGTCACCAAATGGATTGTCTTCTGAGAAATCTAAAAAGTCATCACTGATATCTCTGAATATATCATTCTGTTCAGTTTCAGATATCTTATTATCTTCTCTTACTCCAGTGACTGTTAATCCACGTCCTACTATACCACCTTGAGTTATATTTATGATCTCACTACCAGTTACAAAATTATGATATTTGCCATCATCCGCACCAACATGTGCCAAGTAAATATGTTGTGAAGAGTCTCCTGCAGAGTCATTAACAATTCTCTGGATCTCACCAGTGATGTTGATGTTACCTGTAAGAGTTTGTTGTACCGTATCACCAACACTGTAAGCAGAGTCAACACCAGTATTACCACCAGAGAAGTTAACACTTGGCACAGTAGAATAATTAGTACCACCATCCGTCAAGGTAATTCCAGTAATTCTTCCACCACTTACTGTTGCAGTCGCGGTAGCACTGTCTCCTAATGAGAACGATGAGTCTCCACCACCGATAAATCTTATGGTTGGTGGTGTTGTATAGTAATTACCACTGTCTGTCAAGAGTAAACTATCAACAGTTCCCACAACAGGGACACCACTATCCAAGACTGGGAAATTTAATGTTGCAGTTGCTGCACCAGATCCTGTAGGTATTACAGACAAGACATACTGATAAGATCCTGTTTTCTCGATATCTTGAATATCTTCGATCCCTGTGTCAAAATCCTCTCCACTGTATTCGAAGAGTGTGCAACGCATTTTGTAAACAGGTAAATTTTCTATCTGATAGAATGGTTGTTCATGTTCTACGTGTTGGATCTCAAACATCTTGTTTGCAAGTGGTAGATAAATTAAGTCTCCTTCAGTAGGCCTATCTGTTGCAATATCATTATCTGGTCTACGAACTTGTGCAGAGAACCTTGTACGTGAAACTATAAAAGTTGCCTCGTCTCGTATCTCTACACCAAACCGAGTATAAAGATCTCCCTCTCCATCAAACCCTTCATTATTTTCTATGTACATCTCTATCTTGTGAGATGTCGGGAATCGAGATGTAGGATCATCTCCAAGCAATACATCTTCGTTTACCAAATCTCTCGGTAAATAATAAACGTCTTGACCATAGATCTTTAATGCCTCTATGACTAAATCTGCATAGAGATCCATTTCAGATCTTACTTTTTCCGAGAAGTAAAGGTTACGAGCCATTATATTATCCTACAAAAAAGTCGGCGGGCATTTCATGTTCTAGTCTAATTGTCTCTCTTAACCTTTCTAACTCTGATGTACCATCGTCATATAATTGTCTTCCGTTGAATGTTACACCGCCTGGTAATTGAACACCTTCAAACTTAATTAGGTTCTGACCCCATTGTTGTTTGAAGAGTGCGGTAGTGTAATCTTTCAACCACATGTCATTGTAAATCGATGTATTCGTCTCTGGATCTAAAATAGTGTATACTTCTGCAACCACATACTCACCTGCCTTTATGTCTTTATCATGAAAGTCTCCGAATATGTACAACCTGTCTTGATGTCTAGACCACTGGACTTGTGGGGTTCCGTTTAGTTTCATATCCAGTAGTGACAAGTATTGTTGCATCTGTTCGTAATATGCCAGATCACCTGCGAAGTTTTGCAAGTCTGCAATATCGTTTAACATCATTTGATATTTTATATCAAAGAAATTAAAAGATGAATTAAAAGAAGATGCGACTGGAAAGAGTCGAGACACAGTTAAAACATTTGATGATATCGGAATGTATTCATTATCGACATCAGTCTGAGTGACTAGGTGTTTTAAATATGTTCTAACCGTTGCGTCTGAGTGGTACTCTTGATAGTACTGTAATGCCTCATCGACACGGTCTTCCATTTGATCTTCATCGATGTTGATCTCTAAAACTGGATCACCAAGTCTTCTCTTGGCATAATCTATGAGATCTTGTCTAGATGCAGGAACCGCCATAATAGTCTCCAAAAACTAAATTATTTGGTACTATTTATAATCTTTTTACTTTGTATTATGCCGCGTTTCCAGATACTCCATAGGAATATTCTGTTGCCTGAGTAAGATCACCAAAGTCTTGAGCATTGCCTGGTGTATCTATGACAATATATGAAATTGTGTCAATAGTTACAGTGCCTGGATTATAAAATCCCCCAATAGAAACACCACGTTTAGTTTGAGCATATGATGTTTGTCCTGCATGACCAAGACTTGTAAGACAATCTCCAAAGTCTGATGCATCACTCTTTGTGGCAATAGTTAGATAGTAAATATAGTTATTCCAAGAAACACCACCGCTTGTATAGTCTTGATTACCACCAAAAACTACGCCGTATGTATTATCACTACATACACCTTTACCACCATTACCCATGCCATATGTAAATGAACCTTGGTTTACAGAATTACCAAGAGTATCCATGGTGACCCAAGTATTAGTATTTCTATATCCGAACCCACCTGATGATGTGTAACCTTCAAGAAAACCTAGAGAAGTATCGTCCTGTGTAGACATACCCATATGTGTTTCTGCAGTAAGATTACCGAACGCTGATGAGGCACTTGTGGTATCTATTGTTATGTACTGAATTACATCTGTTGCTGTTGAAGAAGAAGGCCCTGCGTCACCACCTCCAATTATACCACGAGTTCCATTACTACCTGCGGCCGCATCATGAACACCTGTTCCCAGAAGACCAAATGAAACAGCATTGCCTGGAGTGTTAAATGCCACGTATTCCATTTCATCCAGATATCTACCAGATCCTGGCGGAGTTTGCGTAGACGTTCTACCCTGTCCTCCCATTATAACACATCTCTGACCACTACTCACAGCACAAACTCCATTTTTTAACTCTGTTAAATCTCCGAAGTCTTGAGCATCACCAAGAGTAGTAATGTCAAAATACTGTATAACATTTGAATGAGAATAACTTTCAGTTGGAGAATTTCCTCCAGGCGCTAGTGCTCTTGTTCCGTTCCAGTTTATGCCTGTAAAAGCAGAAGGTGAATATGAAATTGTTGCTGCTTTTGATACAAAATTGATACCATCAGACCATTTAAAGGTATAAACAAAATCTCCATTAGAATCCGTTAAGTTACCTGCTGCAACTGCTGCACCTA